TGGTACAGGTGAGCGTGACGGTCTGTGTCTGTTGGCTAAACCATGAATTTATCGCATTACCTTGGGATTCCTGTGGAGCCGGAGCAAGATTGACAGAGATTGTAGCACCATTCTCACCAACAACGCATCCTTGCGTCTCATTCATGTTGGTATTTCCAACAGATTGCTCTGTCCAAGGGTCTTGGTACATTCTGATGACCTCAACACCCATTGCTCCACACCATTCGACTAGGAAGCTGAATGCCTTATCTACATCAAGCGTGTATTGTGACTCACATGATGTGTCTTTTGTTGTTCTCTGAACATTCTCAGTAATAAGTCTGCGGTATTGAGTCTGAAGGATGCCAAGATCACCAATAGCTGCCGCGCTTAGGCTTGTGGCATATTGATACTCGTCTGTAACAGCCAAGATGCGCTTGTTAAGGATGGTCTGATATGCCCCTTTACTGCCCCTATACGAGACTTTCACATCAACCGTTCCGGCTATTTGCGAACAATCCAAGTCTCCATAAATCAATTGTTTTAACGATGCCTCGTCTCCAAGCAATGCCGTCTCTAACTGGCAATAGATTCGATTGATATGCTGCTCAGTAGTTCCATCTTGATTAATATACAGATAGGTATCGTAACGCTCTGGAACAAATGCCTGCCATAAGTGATTAAATGAACCATCGCTAGTTGCTGAATAATCAACGCTAAATGCAAAGCATTGAGGTGATCCATTGATGACATTCGTTGACCAGTTCACAGGGCGAATGCCATTCCAAACACCTGCCCATGCCGGAGTACGGGCTTGATTCCATTCGGAAGCTGCTGCGTAATCCAGAACCATCGTCGCACTATTAAGTGTTTCTAAGTATGGAATCGAATAAAGCAAGTAGTTCTCAAAGCTAGTCGCGCAGATATTCGTGTAATTGCCTGCCATCAACCGCTTGGCCTTTGCCATCTCAACATCTTTGTACAATACTTGACTAGAAAGGTAGCTTGATGAGGCAACGTCAACGCTTACAAGACCGCCCTGCGTGTACCACCACATCAACCCGTTCTGGAATGCAATGCTACGACCAGCAACGCATCCAATGTTTGGGAATAATGTCTGCTGAAAGTTTGGAGTTGTTGACCATTGAGTACGATCTATTACTCCAGATGCAATCGTGTAGGTTGACTGATCGGTAAAGACATACAAGCGAGTGTCATTGTTCTGACCAATGTAATCGGTCATTCCAGTAACAGGGCGAGGAACACTAAAATCTCCTCGTGTTGCTCCAGTTTCACGCTCTGACCATCCAATCGGGTTCGCTAAATCTGATGCGCTGATGATATTGCCATTTGCAACCCACAGGCGACTGCCGGAGAACGCCATCCAGTATCCAATAGGCATAGCTGTTGCCTGCTGTCCTGTCTTGTCAGACCCATCCCAGTAACACGGCGTATTGATGCCGTCTTGGAAAACAACCATGCGGTGAGAAGGAACAATCGTAGTTCCTCCAGAGGCATTTGTAGATGCCGCTTGGGTTGCAATTACAATGTTAATGTTGCTTACGTTCGGATCTAGCTGGATGTCTGGAAGGAGATAATCAGACCAGTTTTTAGGCTGGGTAAGAGGGAATGGAGAATAGTAAGCCCTGCCATCAACAACAAAAATTGCATAAGGAAGCTCGGAAGCTGCAATGTCTGTGCCATCCGGCTTAAAGATTGTCTTTTGTTGTACAATCCTAACTCCCGAAAGATTTGTAATCGTAGAAGCAGCCTTACTTTGCTTGTTGGCATTAAAAATAATGCCGCCTTGGAAGTTTCCCTTTGGAAGAGATAGCTGCATCTTAAATCCATTGCGTGTCTGTGCTATTCCACCACGAAGGTTTACATTAACTGCAAACTTGACTTGATCCTCTGGCAATGCCCAAGGATTACGGACAGAATTAACGCCATGAATCCATGCCGCAGTCGTCTTTACTTGGCGACCTGAAGTAATGTTCTGGCTTTTCATTAATATCCTCCGTAATAACCCCAGTTGGAATCGATTACGGGATCTGTTTTGTCGCCATATACCAGATTGTCCACCTGAATCGGCTCAAGAGCGTGGCCAGTCATGCTTTCATGTTGGCTGCGGAGATAGGTAAGAGCCTTTGCCCAATACTTGTTGCTCTGTTCCTCGAAATCCTTGTTTTCTAAATCAACAGCATGGACTGCTGCCATGATAGCGCGGGTATTCTCAATGGGAATATAATCGTAAACGCTCGTAATATTTGGATGAGCCATACGATAGATGATCCTAGCCCATGAGCATTGCTGACCAACGCGGATGCGGCGGTATTTAGGATTAACTTCAGTAGGGTGATACTGACCGATTAGTGCCATGTCGTTGCTGCGACCATAATCGTAAGCATATAGGCTGACATACCCGATAGTTTCCGGCTTCTCAATGTGGAGTACGCTCTTAACAAAGGTTGGAGGCAATACCGAATCAATGAAGAATGTGCTAGAGATGGTGTTGCCAGTAGTAAGATAACTTACGCGACCCGTTGTGGATGCCGTATTGATCGCATTAGCCTCTGTGTCGTAAAGCTCAATCTTGTTGGCACTAATCGGCCTAGCGTAATAATTTCCTGCCGTAAGACCGCTTGGAAGGGAATCTCCAGCACTTGCTCTTACAATCACTTGATCTCCTGCTTCAAAAATTGATCCATTTGCTATAATGCTTGTTGAAGATACTGGAGTAAATGTCCTAGCAATGTTCATGGACATCTGACCTACAGGCAGCGTAGGTACACCTGCGTTCGTAAATACAATTGGTGTTCCTGATGTATCTGTCAGCGAAACATTATTGCCGGATATGGTAATCAAATAATCTGTATCTACAACTAATGGATAAGGAAGAGATCCCGTAGATGAGAACTGAACGCGATCTCCATTGGCAAGATACTCAACAGAATTAGGTATAACTAAGTTGTTGAATGCTTTAGCATAAGATGCGATACGAATAGCAAAATAGGATTGTCCGACACCTAGAGAAGTTGGCGTGATAAGACCAGTTGTTGCAGGAGATCCATTTGCGTGTGATTGGGAATCATAAACTTGAGCCGTACTTGAATTCAATACGCGCAGGTAGTATTCAGTTGTTGAATCAACACCAGTAGGAAGCAGGTAATCAGATGCAAGATAAACACCTTGACCAGTAACTACTCCATTAAAGTTTCCTGCCCAATTTCCATTAAATCCAATTCCAAAAGCCCTTGTAAGAGCCACATAAAAATTACCACTTGGTGATCCAGTAACATTAATTGGCGTGTAGTCTGCGTTTGTTATTGTATATGTTCCTGTAGAAGTATTTAACGGAGACTCAATTCGATATGCCGTTCCTGCTGTAAGAGGAGTCGGCATTGTCCCAGTAGTTGAGAACTCAACAAACACTCCAGTAGAAGGAACAAATATAATTGCAGGCGCAGATGTATATCCAGTCCCTTGAGTAACAACGCTGACAGATGTCACAACTCCTCCAGACACTTGAGCTGTAGCCGTAGCTCCAGTTCCTCCTCCACCATTAATCTGAACGATTGGAGCGTTGTCATACCCAGATCCACCAGCTCCTGAAGGAATTACGATATTGGAAACAAAAGATGTTTGAAGATTTGCAATTGCCTTTGCTTGGTTTGCAGATGCAACAGAGACTGCTACCATATTACTTACTGTACTACCATCACCAGTAGTTGCGGCATTACTCATTATCATTGTTGTTCCATTAACACTAACTATTGTAGTATTATCTGGAATTCCTGTTCCATATATTGCAAGTCCAGAAACAAGCCCTGCGGTTGATGTTACGGATGATACTGAATTACTTCCACTTTGTAGTTTTCCAGTAAAATTAAGATTAACTGGCGGTGGATCAATAGTTACCGCAGGCGCAGACGTATATCCCTGACCAGATGACGTAATAACAATAGAACCAACAGAATATGTTGTAGATCCAACAGCCTCTGGAACCATAACTGCATATCCAGTAGCAGTTGAAAATGTTTGAGATGAGTTTGGCGGAATAGTTGGCTGAACTACAAAAGAAACTCCAGTTGCAGTAGCTGTAGCATTATTGCTTATCGTAATTGTTGTTGATCCAACCGCAGTAACTATTGTGCCATTTGGGATTCCAGATCCTGCAATTGTTTGTCCAATTACAATATGTATAACATTTGAAACATTTTTGATTATTTTTGGATCAACTGATGTGCTTGTATCTCCTGTAAAAGAATATGATTTTTGCGGGTTATCAAAGGTAACAACAGGTGCAAAGGTATATTTTGCTCCGCCAGAGGTAATTTTAACGCTGGTTATTGACCCAGAAACGGTTGCCACAGCACTTGCTGCGGTTGTACTTGTAGGTGTTGGGATTTTTAGTCCAGCCGCAATAATCTGATTTGTTGTTCCAGAAGATGTCGTTGCAGGAATCAGCTTAACCAATGAGTTTGTTCCAGTTCCAGCGTCAGTAAGAACAATAGGATTATTTCCAGAAGACGCATCAGCAGCATTTGTATGAATTGACAGCGTGTAGTCATCGATTACATGAACAAAGTAGTTTTGACCCGCAAGTAATGGTGTCGGAAGTGTTCCTCCAGATGTAAATGCCTGAACTTCATCAACATTTTGATAATAATGCTTAACAGCAAATGTTAATGTTGTTTGTGGGGCAATCTGCTTACGGATATCTGTATTGAATTTCCCGCTATTGCCAGTAAGTAGGACGGGATTTGTTCCGTTTTGTGCGTCTGTAATCGTCGCGTAGACTTGGATGTTGCTAGAATCAAGCTGCTGTCCGAAATAGGTCGTGTTAGCTGCGAGAGGTGAAGGCAATGGCCCAACGGCGGCACTAAAAGTAACGGCGGGAGCAGAAGTGTATCCAGTCCCTGTAGGAAGTCCCGTAAACCCAGTAACTACGCCATTTGAGACAACGGCAGTAACAGATGCGCTTGATCCTCCTCCGCCAACGAATGTGACAGTTGGAGCAGTAAGGTATCCAGTACCTCCAGAAATAAGCGTTATTGCAGTAATAGCACCGCCAGAGATTGTCGCCGTAGCAATTGCTCCACCAACCGAAAACGTAAGCTCATTAGGAGAATCAACTGCAATAGTCGGCGTTGACTGAAGATTGATTGCCGTCAGCAGATTGCTTGGCCTTGAATCCGTCAGCTTGATAGTTCCAGCATTAAGGATGCTTTGAAGGAATATTGGATTTGTTCCAGCTTTGGCATCAAGGGAAGTCTGATAAAACTGGATCGTATTAGCGTCATCAACGCCAATATAGTAGGTTTGACCAGCATATAAGAACTTTGGCATATCGCCGGACACAAGAGAAAGGACAGCAGATTGTCCTGACTGAAGTTGGTGGTTTGTGCTAGTAAATTGAGTAATCGGAGAGATCGCAACATTCCGAGTCTGTATAGTTACTCCATCAGGTATAATTGTTCCATAGGGATAATTAGACTGAGCATTAATTGGAACCAAAAGCCCATCAGCGGTTGTTCCATCTGGGAATTGTGTACGAAGCTCACGATTATTACTATCTGTTCCAACTACACGAATTTGTAGTCCGGCATCTGCGCTATGCTCGGATACAGCAATAAGCTGAGATGGCTGGCGAATGTCCATCTGGGTTGCCACAAAACCCCTATCATCC